GGATAGTGCGGTCTACTTCGGTGTTGAGCGCTGCAACCGCCGCGGTATTGGCCGCCACGGTGATCGTCGTAGCAGCCGCTTTGATCTCCAGTTCGAGCGCCGTATTGCGTTTCTCCGCGAAAGCGCGTTTCGCCTCGTCGCTCGAAAGGAACGCCTTGATCTGCTCGCGGATCGTGCGGCCCTTGCCGGCGCTGCCGCTCATCGAACGGCGAATCTCGCTCCCCTGCTCCTTGAGAGCCTTCTCGATCTCCGCGATCTTCTCGGCCGACACGCCCAGTTTCCCGAGCGACGATTTTACCGACTCGACGATCTCTTCCTCCGATTTGATCCCCTCGGCCAGCATTTCGAACTGGTCGTTGATGTGCTTGCCGAGCAATTCCATGCCCTTGCGATCCACATCCGAGAACTCCCCGCTGTCGGGCAGTTCGAATTTCTTGAATTTGAATGCCATGTTTTTCAGTTTTTGATTTGACCTAATTTTTCGAATACCGAACTGCGTGAAGTGAGTGGCGCGGGGGCCGGCTCGGCTTTGAACATCGACAGTATTCTGCTGTATACTTTTTCGTATTCATCGGGCGCGGTCTCCCGTAATGCCTTGACATATCGTTCCATGTCGTCCAAGGCTTTCATGTCGCCGATATACTCCGTGTGCTCGTTGGCGCCGAAGGTGACGACCGAAATCTCGTGCAGAATAATCTCCTTCACGATCAGGCAGTCGAGATCGGGATCGTAATCGCATTTGTCCCATACATACCGATAGCCGATCGAGAACTGGTTGAGCACCCCTTCGTGCATCTGCACCCATGCGCGGCGAGCGTCCGGCACGGCATCGAAATCCGAGAGCTGCACCGTGGCGTATCCGCCGTCGTCCTTCTCCTCGATCGACAGGATACGGCCGATCGGGTTCTTCGTCTCGTGCTGCCACAGGAATTGTATCTTCCGGTTCGTCGCAGACGCCGGCCCGCGCTCCTGAATACTCTTGCTGATGCAACCCTTCATCAGCATGTCGCCGTCCGAATCGACCGTTCCGAACGAACAGAACTTCACGAGAATGATGTGTTTCTCCTCGTCCACGACATCGGCCTTCAATATCGGCGCTTGCTTGAAAGCCCCGCCGCGGCTCATGACTTTTTTATACAGTAGTTTGTCCATTATTCCAGAATGTTTGCAATGATGTTTTTCCCCTGTTGCTCGGTAATGAGACCGGAGGCGATCGCGTTGCTGGCAGCCGTCACGGCCGCCGTCAGCGAGTCGGCATACAGCCGCTTCGCTTCCTGGAAGATCGACAGGTGATCGAAATAGGGAACGATGCGGAATCCATCGAACCCGTGCGCCGCGTTCAATACCTCCGATATTCGCTCTGCATCCGGTTTGATCGCATCGTTGTACAATTTGACCTCGGCCGCCGTAAGATTCGCATAGGTCGTACCTTCGGTGTCGATCAGTACATACGGCACTTGATAGGCATCGGCGATCTCCTTCTTGGCATTGCGCTGCACCTCCGTGAGATTCATGTCCTTCATGTTGGCCGAAATCTGCACGAAAGCAGCCTTCAATCCGGTCACGATGTACTTATATTGGCCCTTCATCACGCCGTATCGCCGCAGGGCCGCTTGTGCCTGCTCCCGATCCTCCTTGTTCTCCGGCAACACGGATGTCCGGAAATCCTCGCCATTCAACGAGATGATACCCAATGCCCCTCTGTTGATGATGAGTTCGTTCTGCGCCTCGAATGACGACACGAAAGGATTGACGGCGTTCTGCAAGGCTGACAGACGCGACTGCGATGCTCCGAAGGTATTCGGATTATAGGCCGAATCCCGCACGACGAACATTTGATCCCGATCGACACGAATTTGATAATCGTTGATCGAAACCATATAATAATCGATCTGCGGATCGGGCCGGAAACCGGTGAATTCGGAGGTCGTCACCTCCTGAACAAGCGGATTCGGAATCACGTAGAGTTCGTAGGCCGTGGGCACACCGACCGGCTCCCAGCGAAGAATATAGGCTTTTCCGTAAATATCCTTGAAGGCTTCGATCATCGCCGTGAAATCTTCGATCGTTTGAAAGTCATTCGGATGCTTCCACCTGTTCAGTTCCTCCGTGCGACCTGCGACCTGGCGAGCGTCGTCCGACGGATCGACAGCCCACCAGCGGGCGTTGCGAATTGCCGCGGATTTCTTGGTCACGACCGAAAACAACGCGCTGCACCGAGCGTAAGCGATAGTCTGTCCGGCAACGGTGTCGCAGTCGATCGTACTACCGCTGCCCAATCCCATTGCCGAGAGAAAATCGCGCACAGAGACGAACCGCTGTTCCTCCGCTGTCGGAGTTCCGCACTCCGATTTCGTCGTCAAGTCCTGACTCTTACTTCGCCACTTCAAGCTGAATCTCATTGCACATAGCCTTTGAAGCAAATGTAAGGGCGATAAAAGAGGGTTCTCCGAACTTTTCGCTGTTTTTTCATTTTCGGCGGTTGCAGACCCAATAGAGATACTCCATTACAGCGTATCGGGCCGCATCCCACAAGTGATTGAATTTGTCGATCGGCTGGTTGATCGTAATGCCGTTCACCGAATCCCACACATAGGAATTGGCCTCGGTTTGGAAATTACGGCTGCGGACGATATGGAGGCGGAACGATTTGACCATGTGAATTCCGTCCGTTACGGAACCGGCATATTTCTTCGCCTTCACCACGCTGAGCCCGCGCAGCAGCAGGCCGTCGACCATCGATTCGGGATTTTTAGCGTATTTGTCCGCCGAGTCGGCGAATATGGGCATCCGCCCGACCACCCCCTCGATCGCATCGTAGAGCAAGGCCGGATCGGAGCAGGGTGCATAAAACTCTTCCTTCATGTATAGATCAAGCCCCCGAAGCCCCAGACGGACGAGCGCCGTAGGATCGTTCGTAAATCCGAAGTCAAGGCCGAACACGACCCTTTCCAGGTCGGACGGAAATTCATCGATCCAGTCGATATTCGGATAGACAAGACCCTCTTTCGCTGCACGGATTCCCAATCCATAGACTTTCCATCGCCACTCGTCGGCCGTGCCCGCAGCAATGTTCGCCGGTGTAGGTTCATAGGATTCGATTTCTCGTATGACCCCAGGCGGGCAGAACGGATTGTCTTTGTATGTCGTGTGCGTAAAATAGGTGTGCGGCTGCCCTTCCAGTTCGAAGGCCCAATGTTCGGTATATTTGGGATTCCAGTCGCCGATGACCATCGTCGTGCAGCGCATCGTGATATTTTTGTACTGCTGCTTCGAGATGTCGTCCAGCATCTCGTTGATGTAGATGATGTCGCAATCGTATCCTTCACGGCTATCCATTCTGTCCAATCCGCGGAAATGGATCACGGAGTTGTTGATATAGTAGTCGGGATGTTGATTCTCGCTGCGCATCGCATCGGGATCGTAGACGCCGCGCAGGGTCAGTTTCTTGCGGAAATCGGCAAGGGTGATCTCCTTGCAGGCCTGCAACGTATTTCGATATACGAAGATATTGAGCGGGGATAGTGCGAGCGTACAGATGTCGTACAGAAAATCGAAGGCATCGTAGGTCTTCCCCGAACGGCTCGACCCTTCATTAAAAATCTTCAACACCGCATCCTGTTCCCTGTACTGCATGTACCGATACATGAGGTAACGATACACTTTCCCCCGATAGGTGCGGATGTCAGGCAGACGATGCATCGGCAGGCGGTGTTTTTTCGATCGACAACGCATCCTCCGCGTCTATTTGAATGACGACGGGAGCGACGGCAGGATTTTCTATCTTTCCGGATAGTTTCACCTCCTTCGGCGCTGCGTAACCCAACATGTTCATGATGCTGTCGAGACTCTTCTGCTTGTCGTAGCACTCGATCTTCACGAACTCCTCGACAATCTCATCGCCATTCGAAGCGATCCGTTTGACCTGTTTGGTATTGATCGACTTTATACATGCCTTCTCATCGTCCGTGAGCGACTCGAACTCTTTAAGCGACATCCAGCCGTTACGAATGCGGGTCGCATCCGAAAAGGCGATCTTCTGGTGCTCGCGGATGATCTGCAAGGCCGAGATGCCCGCAGCCTCGGCAAGGTGAGTTTTCAGATATTCGATCCTCGCTGCAACCTCGCTGTTTTGTAATAGCAGATAGGCATTATTCCATACCGTGTTATCGCTCATGTTCGAACATCTGTAAGCATAGCGATATGCCTCGGACGCATTACCGCATTCGAGGTACTTATTGCAAAACTTTTCCTGTTTGATCGTGAGCTTGCCCATATATGCAAAGATCGCCTATCGGGGAGACGATTCTTTCAACTTTTCGCTCTTTTTCATTGCCTGATATAGCGGTATTGTAGGTGTGCATGTAAATCATGCCACGCTTCGATCAGTCGGGGATGCCGTTCGACAAATGCCTCCCACTGTACGCGGCGCAGATAGACCCGCCCGTTGCGGACGACTGCGCCGAGTGTCCGATCCACTCGAATCGATTTCCATATCCAACGTGTCGAAATGCCGTACTCATCGGCTGCGGCCTGAATGCTGATAAGTTGATCCATTTGCAGAATTATTCAAATATTTTAATGTTTTACCTCCTCGTCCATTCCGACGATACCTCGCCGGCGCAGACGCTTGATAAAGTTCTTCATGTTCAATGCCTGCTCATAGTAACAGTCCTTTTCGACCTTGACACGCGATCTGCGGTCGATCTCGATCTTCATGTTCTTAGGATTCAGCCACGAATAGGCCG